TCAACAACAACGGCGGAAAAGGAACATTCTAATGGCTGAAGGTAGAACAATTTCAGATGCAGATCGTATCTTAGCGATGAACGAGGCTGAAAAAACCGTATCTGATGCTGATGTTATTGAAGCATTGGCAATCTCAGTGACGAACCCTACAGGAGAGCCGTCGGACAACTTTGATCATTTTTCGTCTAAAAGAGTTCTTAAAAAGGCTACAAAAGAGCAGAAAGCCAAGGCTCGTGAGGAGCTTGGTGTTCCTGAAGGAATGAACATGGGCGGCATGGTTAAAGACGAACTCGGCTACATGAGTGGCGGAATGAGTTATGATAATCGCGGCCCCATCAAGTATTCCAAGGGCGGCGCCGTTAGTGGTAAAAACTTTAAGGGGTCTTTCTAGAACATGTCCGACCCAACGACCTTTGCTTACAACTTGTTGAGAGCAATACAAAGTCGCATAGAACTTACCCAAGACGCTATTCTACATGGTACGCCTAAAGACATGGAGTCTTACAGGCATCTCACCGGAGAGCTTCAAGGGCTAGAATTTACTGAACGAGAGATAAAGGATCTCTTGCAATCCACGGAGGAAGAATGACTAAAACTTTATACGTTCCAGACCGCGTACTAGAGTCCAAGAAAGAAACACCTAAGAAAGAAACATCGTCTGCCTACGTAAACAAGAGTGAGAAAGTACTAGACCCCTCTCTTGTTAGTAAGAACTTGAAGGAAAGGCTTCCACAGCCTACAGGTTGGCGGTTGCTTGTAATGCCTTACATGGGAAAGGCCACGACTGAAGGAGGGGTTCTTATCCCTGATGCAGTACGTGACCGAGAAGCCTTAGCTACGGTGGTTGCTTATGTTTTGAAAGTAGGGCCTCTAGCTTATCAAGACCCCTTAAAATTTGGCGATAGTGAAGATCGTACCTGGTGCAGCGAAGGCGACTGGGTTTGTATTGGAAGATACGCCGGATCCAGGTTTAAGATTGAAGGTGGTGAAGTCCGAATCATTAATGATGACGAGGTTATCGCTACAATCCTAGAACCTGATGACATTAAACATATCTAGAAAGAAGAAATAAACCATGGAGAAGAACCATGCCTGAAGAAACTAAAATTGACGTTGGAGACACCGACGAGGATTCGGTTGATGTTAACTTATCGCCAGAAGAAAGCGATGAGGCAAGTTCCGAAGACATAGTTCGAGCCGAACCGGAAGACTCAAGCGAAGAGCTTGAGGAGTACAGTGCCGGCGTTAAGGGTCGAATTAACGAATTAACCAAACGATTCCGCGAAGAAGAGCGCCAAAAACAAAGCGCAATTCAATACGCGGAAAACATCCAAAAGGAAAACTCGGAATTAAAAACCCGTATGGGCGCTTTGGACAAAGGATATGTGGAGCAGTTTGAAGGACGGGTTTCGAGCGAACTTGAAGGTGCCAAAAGAGTTCTTCGAGAAGCTCATGAAACTGTGATGTAGATAGGTTGGTTGATGCTCAAGAAGCTTTAGCCGAACTAACTATGGAGAGAACGAGGGTAAAACAAACTCGAAATGCTCCGGAGGAAGCCGCTCCTCAAGCCGCTCCTCAAGCCGCTCCTCAAGCCGCTCCTCAAGCCGCTCCTGACCCAAGAGCCCAAAAGTGGGCCTCGCAGAATGATTGGTTTGGTAATGACGAGGTTATGACATATGGCGCTTTTGGCATTCATAGGCGCTTAGTAGAGGATGAGGGGTTTGACCCAAGCTCAGATGACTATTATGCTGAATTAGACAGTAGACTACGGGATGAGTTTCCGAACAAGTTTGATTCCAAGTCTAGGTCTAACGGGGGAAGAAAAGTTGCGTCGGCTGAATCTTCCGCATCCCGCAGAAAGAGTGGACGGAAAACTGTGCGGTTAACCCCTTCACAAGTGGCTATAGCTAAAAAGCTAAATGTGCCGCTTGATGAATACGCAAAATACGTGAAATGAGGGAATAGCCATGACTACTGAGAACACATCTCGCCAAAAGTCTACAAGAACGCCGAGAGCCAACCAAACTCGTGCTGGGCAAGCACGCAGGGAACCTTGGAAGCCCCCGTCCATGTTGGACGCACCACCCGCTCCAGAAGGTTACAAGCATCGATGGATCAGGTCCGAAGTAATGGGTTTTGATGACCGTAAAAACGTAGCAGCACGATCCCGAGAGGGGTGGGAACTGGTACGTGGTGATGAACATCCAGACTTTGATGTCCCAACCGTTGAAGATGGTAAACATGCTGGTGTTATAGGCGTAGGTGGCCTTTTGCTTGCAAGAATTCCACTTGAGATTGTTGAAGAACGCGACGAACATTTTCGTAGCATGACCAGCAATCAAATGGCTGCTGTTGATAACGATTTAGCTCGTGAACAGCATCCGGCAATGCCTATCAATAATCCTGATAGGCAATCCCGTGTAACTTTTGGAGGTCCTCAATCAGAGGACTAGGAGATCTTAAATGGCTAACAGTAATGGAAGTTTTGGCCTACGCCCCATAAGTAAATTGGGCGGAGGTTCAAATTCCACTGGTCTTACTGGATATACTCCGTATGAAATCGCTAATGGCAACACTACCAAGCTTTACCATGGTCAGATCGTTATCCCCCTTGCTTCGGGGTATATTGACGCTACGGGTAATGCCGCTGGTGGCACGGTTAGTCATCTAGGCGTGTTTCAAGGATGTGAGTATGTCTCAAGCACCACTGGAAAAACGGTTTGGAGTAACTACTGGCCCGGTTCCGGGGCGGATAGTAACCATCCGGTTAAAGCCTTTATCAACGACGACCCTAGTCAGTTGTATTTAGTTGCAACTGACGCAACGTGGACAAGCAAGGCAACAGCACGCGCAAGTGTGTTTTTGAATGCTAGTACATCTACGGGTATTACAGGAACCGATGCTACGGGTGTCTGTCTAGGTCGTTTGGCTATCAGTACCCTAGCAACAACCAATAGCCTTACTTTGCGGGTTATGGGTTGGGCTGAAGACCCTGAAAATGAGGACTTCGCAGCCGCTGGAATTGGCGCAATTGTCAGGTTGAACAACAGCTTTAATGCACCTACGGGTTCCATTGCTGCTGGCACTGTTTCAACCATTGGCGTATAGGAAAGGATTGAAAAATGGCTATTAGTAGAGCCCAATTAGCAAAAGAGCTAGAACCTGGTCTCAACGCCCTTTTCGGCCTTGAGTATGCCCGGTATGACGATGAATCCTCGGAAATCTATGACACTGAGTCTTCAGAGCGTGCCTTTGAAGAAGAAGTGATGCTTTCAGGCTTTGGGTCAGCACCCGTTAAGCAAGAAGGTTCAGCGATTACCTTTGATGATGCACAAGAAGCGTATACGGCGCGGTACACGCATGAGACTATTGCGCTTGCTTTCTCCATTACGGAAGAAGCAATCGAGGATAATCTTTATGATCGCCTCGCCTCTCGCTATACGAAAGCTTTGGCACGCAGCATGGCCAACACCAAACAGGTGAAGGGTGCAGCTACGCTGAACAACGCTTTTGATAGCACGTTTGCGGGCGGTGATGGTAAGGAGCTTTGTGCTACTGATCATCCTCTTGTGAACAATGGATCGCTTCGTAACGAGCCCAGCACCGATGCTGACTTGAACGAAACCAGCCTTGAGAATGCTCTTATCGACATTGCAGCTTTTGTTGATGAGCGCGGCCTTAAAGTTTCGGTTCGTGGACAGAAGTTGATTATCCCCCCCGCACTTCAGTTCGTGGCGGATCGTCTTCTTGAGTCTACTCTTCGTCCAGGATCTTCGGACAACGATGTTAACGCAATGCGTAACATGGGTATGCTCCCACAGGGTTATGTCGTTAACCACTATCTGACGGACACGGATGCATTCTTCATTAAGACGGATGCTCCTCGCGGTTTCGTTCACTTTGAGCGCATGCCGATGTCTACGAAGATGGAGGGCGACTTTGATACAGGCAATGTACGGTTCAAAGCCCGTGAGCGTTATAGCTACGGTTACTCTGATCCTCGTTGCGTGTACGGATCCAAAGGCGCATAAGACTAAGGGGGAGAGGAAACTCTCCCCCAACTTATTCCTGGGAATTTTAGCCCTAGCGACTGTCCCAGCAGACGCTTACGAAGACTCTAGGGCCTATCTCTCGTAAGGAGAAATCTACTATGGCTAACTCAACATTTAACGGCCCAGTACGTTCCGAAAACGGATTCAAAGACATCAGCATTGCTGCCGTTACGGGCGTGGAAACCACCAACAGCACCTACGGCACCAATGCTACAATCGGGGGCAGTATTTCTAACCCCACCGGCATGATTGCGGCTACGGTCTCTAAGACGCAGATGGCGAATGGCTTTGCTGCTGCGATGGTCAAAAACACTCATTATCTTTCCCCTGCTGACGGCGCTGCAATTACAGCCACGCTACCCGCTCAGGCAAGCTCGACTTCCGGAGATGTTATTATCGTTGAATACCAAGTTCTCGCTGCTAATGGTGCAACCCACAAGTTCGGCACTGCCGGTGAGTTTTTCCTGGCAAAATCCGCTGTGTACAAGATGACAGGCGCGACAGGCTCTGCTGTCGGACTTATCAACACAGTTGATGTAGCGGATGGTACTGCCGATGATTTCCTTAACCTTGTTGGTCTTACTAACTCGGGTCCTGGTATCGGAAGCTCTGTGGTGTTTACCTTTAACGGAACCGTCTGGCGGGCCGAAGCTCGCTGTACTTCTTCTGGTACAGGCGCGGCTGCAAACCTTTCCGTATTCGCTACATCGTAATCTTTTGGGTGGGGGTTTAGTCGCTTCCACCCCTTTAGGAGGAGTTCGACATGGCGGATGCTGTAACGAAAACTACTGTGGAAGACGGCCCTAAAAAAGCCATTATCTACTGCACAAATACAAGCGACGGAACCGGAGAAGCTGCTGTTGTAAAAGTAGACGTATCCGCACTTTCGTCTTTGCAGGACGGAACGGCTTGTACGGGCGTTCGCATTGAGAAGATTAAGTTCTCTAATGTTGGAATGGGTGTCAAACTTCTTTGGGATGCTTCCACTGATGTTATCGCGGTAGAGCTCCCGGCTGATTATTCCGATACTCTAGATTATTCCGACATAAGTGGTCTTCCTAATGTTGCGGCTTCTGGTGGCAACACAGGGGACATCCAGCTTACAACTGTGGGCCATAGCAGTGGTGACACATATTCTGTCGTGCTTCACTGCTTAAAACAGTACTAAGTAAAATGTCTTATAGTCTTGACCGAAAAAATGAATAGGAATTAATTATGTCAACTTCTGGTTCGGTTGATTTCAACTTAGACATGGCTGAAATTACAGAAGAGGCTTTTGAACGGTGTGGCCTTGAATTCAGAACAGGATATGACGCCAAAACAGCCAGGCGTTCTTTAAACCTTTTGTTTGCGGAGTGGGCTAATAGAGGTTTGAATCTATGGACTGTGCAAGAGATCACTCAAACCCTTGCACGATATTCCTCAAGTTCTTCTGTAGCTACATACCCGATAGGCGTTATAACGGCTACGGTAGGCGCTTCAACGAATCTTGTTGTTGGAAGAACCATAACCGGATCTACTAGTGGAACGACAGCGCAAGTTATAACAAAGCCTAGCTCTACGACTATAACCATAACTGTTCCGACAGGACCTTTCACAGCTGGAGAGACTATTACTAGCTCGGCCAGTGATGACTCTGGTGTTTCTACAACTATTTCTGCCGACCCCAGCCTCACGGATGTGCAAGCGTCCGTTGATATTTTAGAAGCTGTTGTGAGACGAAGTAGTTCTGATATTGGGATCAGTCGGATAAGCCGAGGCGATTATATTGATACGCCTAGTAAAACTAGCCAGGGGCGCCCTTCGCAATTTTACATTGACCGCCAGATAACACCGACAATTACTCTGTGGCCTTCTCCTGAGAACTCAACGGATCAGTTGATTTATTATCGTATTAAGCGCATTGAAGACGCCGACTCCGGAGTGAACAATGCGGAAGTACCTTTCCGTTTCCTTCCATGCTTAACGGCGGGGCTTTCGTACTACTTATCTA